GAAGTGATCCTTGCGCCAGCCGATTCTTGTCAAGTCCGTACTTGAGATCGCCCAGCGAAGCCTGAGTCCCGAGTCCAGCGTAGAATCGGTAGAGTGCATCCTTGTTCTTCTGCGCCTCCAACTGAGCCGCCGCAGACTGAAGGGCGCTCCGCTGGTCGCCGCCACGAGCCCCACTCACCACCCCACCCATGCCCGCCTGAGCGCGCATGACCTCCGCAAGCCGAGCCTGCCCCATGTCACCGGCCATGCCGGTAGAAGCGCCCTGAGCGCCTAGCATCCCCGCTCGACCCCGCTGCATGAGCGCCTGCTGACCGGCCTGCGCCATGCCTCGCTGTCCCTGAAGCCCCGCGAGCGACGGACTCATCTGATCTCGCATCTGCTGCACGAGAGCCATCTGCGCGGCGCGAGCCTGGTTCGCGTAGTTCTCGTCGTAGGGGTTGGCAGCAAGCCCCTGCGCTCCCCGAGCCGCCTCCAGCAAGCGGTCCTGCCAGCCCGACTGTTGGGACCAAGGCTGATTTCCGGGGGTGAACCCAGCGGCTCGCAGCCGCGCCTCTGCGCGCTGCTCTGCGGGGATCGTGACGGAGTCCAACGAGTTCATCGCGCCCGCGGCGAAGCCCCGCCGCGAAGCAGGATCTTGGTTGTACGGCGTCACCGTATCGAACGGGTTGTCGGAGAATCTGTTGGGCATATGACCTCAGTAGTGCGACTTGCCGGAGTCGGGGTGGAGCGACGGGACGCTGGGGGCACCTGAGCCCCCGCCCGACGCGTGGTTACCTGACCCGCCCATGCTGAAGAACCCACCCGACGCGGTCCCCACGGCATTCAAGAAGTTCATGAAGCTCTGGTCCGCAGCACCTCGGTTCTGGGCGTCAAGCCCCAGCCGCTGGGCGATCTGCTGAAGTTGAGCGTCGCGCCCACCCACGTCCAACCCGTAGAGGTTCGCGGTGTTGAACTGCTTGTAGAAGTCATCGAGTGCCTGTCGAGCGTTGGTGATGCCCGACAACCCCTGCTGCCAGCTCGTGTCCTGCCCTCGCTGCTGCTCAAGAAGCTGCGCGAGCATCGCCTGCGCGGCCTGCTGCTCCTGCAACATGAGCATCTGCTGATCGCCGGGGAGGCTCCGCTGGATGCCCTGCTGACCGGCCTGAATTCCGCGCATGGCCGCGCCTGCGCTCTGGCCGCGCATGGTCGAGCCGAGGCTGGACTGCTGCGACTGTGCGCCCGCGTAGGCATTGCGAAGCTGCTGCTGAGCGAGTGAGTTGGGGTCGCCCGCGGCCTGCGCTTGGAGGGCCTGAATGACGCGCTGCTGCTCAAGGCGAGCCTGATCTTGAAGGTTCGTGACAGGCGTGTAGGGACTGCGACCAGCGCCCAGCACGGCGCGCCACGGAGCGGATGAATCTTGAAGCGCGTCACTGAACGTGCCCATCCCGAGCTGGGTGTCCGTGATTGGTTGTCGGTTCAGCTCAACCTGACCCGCGTACCCGTGAGGGCTGTAGTTGCCTGACACGCCACGCTCAGTTTCAGGCGTACCGGGCATGTTGCCGGTCTGCTCGTAACTGATATTGCCTTCGTCATCAATCTCACGATCAAGTTTGGGCATGGTCAGAACCTCTGTGAAGACGGCATCTTAAAGTACGACCCTTTGACACCGACTTGCAAGGTCAGGTCAGTCAAACGGAAGCGCCCTGCGTTACCTGGGGTCACGGGGAAGAAGTAGATGGCGATCTTCATCGACTCGCACTTCTGCTTCACGAAGTGGTGCTGCAACTGAACCAGCCCGTTGGTGCTCGGAGTCACGTTCACGGTCGGGAAAGACGTGTACGTGTCGTTGAAGTCGTACTGAAGCGAGAGCCCGAACGTCATCGGGTTGACCGATCCGTCCGCGTTCTTGCCCAAAATCATCAGCCGGTACACGCGCTGGAATCCCTGAATACCCGCGAACGAAAGCCACGGAGTTTCGATGTACGGGGAGAACGCCTGAGTGGCGACACCCGAGTCGTTCACATCCGCGGGAGTCGTGTTGTTGGTGTAGCGGAGCAGTGGCGTTGTGGTCGAGTAGTTGCTCAGGTGGTAGTAGCGGTCGTCCGCGTAGCAGGCGTCCACGTTGGCGAAGCCTGTGAAACGGGTCCACTGAAGCCACTGGTAATCCCACACGAGCACGGTGCCGCTCGACTGATAGAAGCGGAGTTGCTGCTTCGCGTCGCCCGCGATGGCGACGACGTTGCCGCTGACAAGTGCGTCCACTTCGGAGCCGACCTGCTTGTTGTCTTGCCCTCGCGCGAGACTGCCCGAGCGCGAGACGAGGCGAAGGCCGAACGGCGAGCGGAACCACACGCCCTCGGGGCCTCGGATGGCGCTCTTGGGCGAGTCCCACGAGCAGCCCGTCTCGGTGATGATCGAGCTGAAGTCGGAATACTGGCCAGAAGTGCCGGTCGGGTCGGGGCCTTGGCCACCGATGATGCCCACGCCGTTCTCGCAGAGAATGACAAGCCGATCGTCCATTTCCTTGGTGGCGACGGCGCGGCCCTTGTCAGCGGGCACCTGAGTCTGGTGCGTCGGGTCGCCTGAGTTGAACTCCACGCCATACCCAGGCGTCGTCTGCTTGGACCAGTAGATGCGCGACCCATCACCACAACCGGCCAAAACGAGCCGCTTCTGGAAGACGGAGACGTGCCGACAGGCCGGTGCGGGCGTATTGGGCAGGACGTTGCCCGCGGTGTACAACTGCTCGCCGCTCGGTAGGTCCGCATCCGTAACTTCAACCACGGTCCCCGTAGACAAGTCACCGGCGTGCGCGAGATAGAGGCTGGTGTCCGTGCCGAGCAACTTCGTGCGGTACATGATCAACTGCCGGTCGTTTTTCACGCTGGGCGGTCGAATGAAGGTCGGGTTGATGTCGAGATTGCCGAGCGTGGTGGTAAGGCTGAATGTGCGAGCCACCGCAGATTCGTGCCAGTTGCCCTGTGCGTCCATCCAACCCTCGGTGAACGCCACAGAGTAACTGCCGACCGAGGGGAAGCTGTAGATGCCCGACCCCGTGGTTACCGGAGTCAAAGCAGCACCTTGCACTTCAGGCCCCCAGTGAAAACCCTCCTCCACAATCTGCGCCCCGTCGCACACGCGGGGCAGCGCGCCAGCGAGGAGCGCCAGTCCGTTGATCTCCGCGTCACCGAGTTGCTCAGTCGGGGCAAACTTGGCGGCAACGAGCACGATGCGAGTTGCGTTCGTCGCCCCCGCCAATCGAAGGTCCGTCTCGTACTTGGCGTAGGTGACCATCGAGGCATGGCTGCCTCGAACGCGTGCGCCGAGATTGATCCCGTACCCCGACGCGGCGACCTCCCCGTAATCGACCCGCGAGACGAACGAAGGCTTCGCCGTCGTAGCGACCCCGAGGTTTTCGGCGGCTTCAGTGATGTCGAGGAGGAAGTGCGTGCTCTGGTTGGAGTTCGAGGTGAAGACCATCGGCACGAAGTTACGAGAGCGCATCGAGAACGAGCGCCCGTCGATGAAGCAGTTGGTGCTGATGGCTGTCTGAGACGTGAAGACGTGCGCCGTAGTCGCGTTGATCAAGTACGTCGTGGCGTAGGTGTCACTGGTGGCAGTCAGTTGATCAATCGTGATGTGCAGTGCGCCGCTCACATCCGTGACGACGACGCGTCCGATCGTCCCCGTGAGCGTGCGGATGGTGACTGAAGCGGACATGACGCCCGTGTTTGAGGGCAGGCGGTAGCCGCGCAAATTGGCCCCGGCGCCGAAGATTGCGTGCCCGAGGAGTACGCCGCCTGAGTAGGTGGCGTGGGCGGTCAGAGAGGACAGTACGGTCGCTGGGACCGCGCTCGTGGACGCCACAATCGAACCGTGCGAGAGGTTGACAAGCCGCATCCGCACAGTTCCGGTGAGGTCCGCGTCGCGCGACACCAGACAATACCCTTGGCCCGGATAGATCGCGGCATCGGCCAGCGCGGAGAGTCCGCCGCCAGCGTAAGACATCGCGATGAGGATCGTCGGGCCGGTGAACGATCCGCCCGTTTCGGCCACGTAGGAGCCCTTCATCGACGCGGTAACGAACGCCGAATCCTCATGATACGTGAAGATGGAGAATCGCGCGTTGGTCGAGTCGTAGATGACGCGAGGCTGCATCACGTACTCCGACGCTGCTGCCCCGCTGATGACGTTTCGCTGCACCTCAATGTCGGTGGTGACGGAGCGAATCGAAACCTGAACCACATACCCCAGGTTCGCGTCGTACTCAGACCACGCGAGGCAGTAGTTGGTCGCGCCATAGGCGACATCGAAAGATGCGCCGTCGATAGGGTACTGCGCGATGCGCCGAGTCTGTACGCCCACGCGCGGGAACGTCGAGGGCTCGTAGGAGAGGGCGGACCCGCGCCAGTTCGCGTAGTCGCTCGCGCCCGAAAGGCCGTTCGCGCGGATGGTCGAGCCGTCCTCGAATTCAAGGTTCGCCGTACCTGCTCGGACGAAGGACCGGATCGCGGTCGCGTAACCGGCAGGGAGCGTCAACCTCGCCTGACCGCCGCGGGTGATGACGGTGCTGGCGTCGTCGAACTCCACGTTGTCCGCTGCGGTGAGTTTGCTCGGAATGACGAGGAACTGATCGTCCTTCTTCTGAAGGCCGCCCGTCATGTTCAAGTGAACGAGTTGCTTGTTCAGGCTCATGGGTCCACCGAGAACTTAATCCCACTGAGAGTCACGCTGTCGCCCGCCCCTACGGCGGGTGATGCCATGAGGACGCGACCATCCACGTCCACGTCCAGCCGTGCCACCGTATAGGTCGCACCGTTCAAACGGAAGGCTGGAAATGAGCTTCGCGTAGGGGGCCTGTGCGTGACAGGGAGTACCGCAATGACAGTACTCACTCCAGTCGCCGTAGAGGCCCACCCGCGAAGCTCCACGTAACCAAGCGGATCTTTCCTGAACTGGGGCGCTTGAAGAGTCGAGAGCGTGGCAGTCCAGTCAGAATTGAACGGGACTGCCACCCAGGGCTGCGGTTGGGCGAATGGCTGGAGGAAGTTGACGACCGCAATGAGCGTGCGCGTGATGGCGTCCACCGCGCGCTGGATGACCGGCTGATCCACGCGCTGAGTGGTGATCTGCGGCAGACCTGTGGGGCGATTCAGGCGAGCGACCACGAGTCACCACCAGTCTTCGATGAAGGACTCCGCGACCTCCAGATCGACGACGCGCTTGGGCGTCGCGAGATCCCGCTGCTCCTTGGTCTGCTCGATTTCCTTGATGATGGCGGCGCGCTCCGCAACGAGGGTCCGCACGTCCGACTCCTCTTTCGCCAGAGCCTGAATGGCCGCGTCGATGACGATAAATCGTTGCCACCCGTTGGGGTAGTTCACGGTGTCACCGGAGTTCACGAGGGTCGTCGCCTCGGGCGCGTACAAGATGGCGCCCGTCAGACCCGCGGTCGGAATCGGGTACAAACGGATATTGGTTCCGACGAGCGAGTAGCGGGGCAGGTACTCGGGGTGAAGCTCCCGGTACGTGTTCCGCTCGGCGCGGGTGTACTGCTTCAGCGAGCGCATGACCCCGTGGTAGTCGAGATCCACGCCGTACAGCTTGTAGAAACTCGCTGGCACAGCGTAATCGCTGGTGTTGGCGATGGTGGTGAACGACGCGGACGAGGAGACGTACTCCTCGCCCAGCGCGTCCACCAACATCCCGTGGAGC